CAATTTCCTCCCATGACCGGGTATCTGTTTACTTTGGTTCACCGTTGACAACAGGTGGCACCGGACCTTATCCGTTCGGGAGAGCAGATTCAATAGTTGTTAACTATACAAATAAGTGAGAAACCAAAATAGAAACAGATTAGCTACAATAGCTTTTCTGAAACTAGATCAGTCCTCACGTAGTATAGTCAACGCGTATTGGACCAAGTATGAGACAGAAATCTACCAGTCAATAAAGACTAGTGGAAAACGTTACACACTGGAGAGGTATAAGTTATGTTACTTATTTCTACGTAACATCGTCTTACAGCTCCCTACTCAACCTATCCCTTGGTGTAAAGTCGATTCAGATGGCATTCCTAAAATCCTTTGGACATTACGTCCACTCATAAAGGGTGATAGGAATGACAAAAGAATCGCCCTAAGTATCGCGAGATCTTATGAGATCATTAAACTTCCAATTGATTATTCGACAAGGAGTATCAAGGAACCTCCCTTGAGGGGAGTTAAGTTCCAAGAGACTCACGAATCGTTTAAGCAATTTTTGGTAAAGTTCACTCATAAGTACCCTTGGTACTTAGGTTCTTTACATCACCGTAACGACGAATTTGAACCAATAGTGTTCACAACCCTATCAGCAGGACCAAATGGGCCTGCTGTGGCTTGTTCACACCTTGATGCAAAAGCCGTTATAAATGATGAAACCCTGTACTCTTCCATTAAGGAACTCAACATTGTTCTAAAACAAAGTTGGATTACCAAATGGATGGAGCTACAAGCTTCATCTTTTAATAGTAAAGAAAATTATCTAACCGGCAGGCTTGGCTTTACAGCTGAACCTGGAGGTAAGACAAGAATCTTTGCTATCGGGGACTACTGGAGTCAAACATCTTTAAAGGTTATACAATCTTCATTGTATAACACCCTAAGATCAATAAGTACTGACGCTACAGATAACCAGAATAAGGGTTTCCAAGACCTTATTAAGGAATCTGTAGGGAAAGAAACTTATTGTTTTGATCTAACAGCAGCATCAGATCGTATCCCTGCAATTATGCAGAGACATCGACTTGATCTACTGGGAGGTCATAAATTAGGTGATGCTTGGCTTTCAGTAATGAGGGATCGGACCTTCTATATTAAAGCCACAAAGGAGAAGGTGAGATGGACGGTAGGTCAGCCTTTAGGCTTACTATCATCCTTCCCAGCTTTTGCTTTATGGCATCACGATATCATCCAGTATGCCTATAATACTCTCAGAGAACAAGAGGGAAAACCCCTTGCGTTCTTTAAGGATTATAGGTTACTTGGAGACGATGTTGTGATTTATAATAAGAAGGTGGCCGGTTACTACCAGTATCTGATGACAGAGGTTTTAGATGTTAATATAAACCTCCAGAAATCAGTCATTGGTGCCGAAGGAAAATCCCAAATAGAGTTTATCAAAAGATTCTCTATAAGGGGTCTGGAAATGTCATCAATCAAGAGAAATATACTAACCAAGAATAGCTTAGTAAATATGCTAGACTTAGTCGATATATTAATCGAGAGAGATTTCATTCCCAATTCTTCAGATAGCCGGTACTACGATTTGCAACCTCTTCTTTCTTCTGAGGAAGAGGCTCGGTTCAATTTCATGTTCTGGG